TTTTTTTTTTATGAAAATGAAATTCTCAAAACGAAATTTTGTCTTAGTCTTTATCTAGTTGCTGAAGAATGTCGTTGAAGTGAATATTTGCGGCAACATCTGCACTCTCACCACCAAAATCTTCAGCATTATACTCGCTCCAATCCACATGATTCAATGCATATGCAAGCATGTCCTTGTCACATTCACACAGTTCTAGAGTGATTGGTTCTGGTTTAAAGTAGTCTTTCTTCATCTTTCATAGAATGATTTTAAGTCTTTAATTATCTCTTTGCCAACTTTTGTGGATAATTTGGATTTCATTAGTTCTTTTACATGCCCCAAATTACACCCTTCAGCAAACATGTCGAACGACAGCCATTCTAGTGGACTTTCATGACATAGTTCTCCCACCTCTTCACAACCAACATATCTTCCATCCTCCTCTGCATCTTGTAAGTCACAGATTAATTTGTTAACAGCAACAAGTCCGTTGGCACAACCTTCTATTTCATCGTAATTGTGATAATCTCCTTCTAAAAGGGTCTTCATGTGCTCTTTCAAGTTTTTCTCCAAATCATAGAGAAATTCATAAAATTTGTCAATTTTTCCTTTCATAACTTTTTTATTTTTAAAATTTCAACTCAGTTCAACTATAGACTGCTTTACAATCAGTCTATCACCATCAGCCCTTGTATATATCCCAAACTGCTCAAGTCCCTTCTGTAAGGCTTGATATAGCATCATTTCAAACTCTCCATCAAATTCGTCAACCTTGATGTCACCACCAACCCAATTATAGATTGCATCTTGAAGTTTCTCTTTGGTATATTTGATGTATGACTTGTATGTATCATCCTCTTCACATGCATTGATGTGTTTGATAACCCTATTTCTATATTGCTCACTCATTACAAGGGTGAAAGCAACTGCCATAGCAATGATATTCTTCATAACTTCTTTATTTTGTCTCTAATCGTTTATAATGTGGACGGTGGTGTTACTGTCCACCGTCCTTGTTTAAGTCTCTCCTTGGGCTTTATTTCAAGCCTACGTACATGTCACCGTCATCTTCTACATTAATGTCGGTAATCTCATACGGACAACCGCTTCTGTACAACAGTGCCTTCTCTAGGTTGTGTACAAAATGCTCATCTTCCACATCAGAACCAAGTGCCATCCTTATGACCTTGACGGAACTCTGTGATACTTTCAATTCACAACCCTTGAACCTAGCCACAATGTACATACTCTCTTCAAAGTTCTGTAAGGCTTTAATTTTCTCCAAAATCTCTTCAGCTATTGCTTCATAGTCGATTTTACCGTCTTTCAAATTAATCTTATTCATATTCCTTTATTTTTAAATTATTAATTATGTATTTTTCTTGTGTTCTTCTGAACGATGCAAAGATATGAAAAAAAGTTGAGATACCCAAATCCTCTAACAAACTTTAACACTCAAAATTTGCAATATAAAAGCAATATTATATTTTAATATAATATTGAAAAATGACAGAAATTGTTATAAATCTACAATATAACAATTTTTAACTCTGGATTTGTTAACAAAACTTTCGATTTAAGGCCGTTTACAGCCTCATGGAGACGTTCAAATACCTCTGGTGGTACAACTGTCCACAGAGCAAATTTTAACGCAATATAACAGATTTATGAAAGTTTAACAATTCCTCGACCTCATCAATGACAAGTGTGTTGGAGAATGCAAGACTAAGTTCTTGGGCAAACTTGGTGAACTCTGCATCATCAGCAACATTATCTTGAACCACTGGAGCAATTCCCTTCAACAAGTTCTCAAATGATGTGAATGTTCCCATGAGTGGCTTATATGTAATGATGTTGACGTTATAGCCATCCTCACCTAACACAATCTTGATTACAGTGCCATTGACAAATGTGAATTCAAATTTCTCTTCCATATCCTAGTGTTTTAAGTTTGATTTTGCAAAGGTAAATAAAAAAAAGGTCAATCAAAGACTCTTAACGTTCTTTAACTGACCTCTAGTAGGGGATACCTACCGTACTTATATTAAAACTTAGACAAAAATGGCAAATTATTCGTCCTTGTATTCATTCAAAAGCTTCCTTCCCAATTGGTACTTCGGCTTATCATTGCATTCCCACTTGAACCAATCAGTCCAAGATACTCCTTCACTTGACCAATACTGATAACGCTTGTAAGTCATTCCTCATCTTCCTCCATTAGGGAATGCTGGAAATACCGTATGGCTCTTTCTTTCATCCTTTTTCTCTCATCCTTGGTGTTGCATAAATCGTTGATTGTGCGCTGCAAATCCCAAAGACTGTTCTCAAATCTCTCTTCTGGTGTTCTCTTTCTTCCCATAGCTCTAAAATTTAAATTAAAACGGTAAATCGTCTGGTTCATTATTCTTCACAAGTTTCTTCACTTGTTGTTTCTCATTCAGTTGGGCTTGGAGTCTCAGTATCATAGCTGTAATCTCTTGTTCTGACATATCAGCTATCTCTTGCTTTGGTTCTTCCTCTACATTCCATGTGACCTCCTTTGCCATTGGTATACCGTCACTCTCTATAACCTTGCTGATTGGAACATCGAAGTATTTCTGGAACCTATCGCCATTTGGTGTCAACATCCAAGTCTGGTCTATTCTCGATACATCCAATAGCTTGATGTCAATTAGAGTCTGAATGCATAAGTCAACTTCATCCTCTGTCATCTTGCATGCCTTTGCAAACTGTTTTGGGTAGTACTTGACTGAACCTTGACTCTGCCATCCCAAAATCCACATTAAAACTTTTAAAACCCTTGCATCCAAAGCACAAACCAATTGTGAGCTTGGATAAATTCTCTTTGTCTGTTTCTCCATATTTGTCTATTTTTTTTTAAGTTAGTTAAAAGTGGGAGTTTTTAAAAAGAGAACTCCCAAAACTCAACATCAAAAAACCCACATCAGAGTGAGACTTGGTTAACATCTGTTTGTCTCACAATGCAAAGATATGTCTATTTTTTAAGAAAAACAAATATTTTTTAATAAATTTTTGGATTTTTGATTTTTTGTTTATATCTTTGCAACGAATCGATATATTTATAATAAGGTAATGGTTCGAAACATTACTTTTTTGTTCATAGGTTGGGAGGGTTTCAGCAAGACCTTTATTACCCCTCCCAACTTTAAATGAAAAAGGTCTTGATGCTGAATAATAATGTAATAAAGGTAAAACACATGGCTAAAACAAAATTTGAAGAAATGATGGATAGATTGCCATCTAACGTTAAGGAGAGTGACGTACTACGTCTTGAGAGCAAGAAAATACTAGCAGCACTACTTGAACTGTTACTACACTCAGAAGCAAAACAAAGCGGAGTAATATATGTGGGAAATGGTATGCTGAGAAAACTAAGCGGTGTTGGCTCAAGTAATTTGCTAAGTGGTATTGAACAGTTGATTGACTATGAACTAATAACCAGAGTTAAAGGCTCTGTTCGTAAGGTACAAACTGAAAAAGGACAAGCATCAGAGTACAAAATCAACTTCAAGAAATTGAAAGAACCAATAGTTGAGAAAACATTTGATGACCTTTTTTCACAGTTTTGTGAAGAACCACAATCTCTGGAAAAGCCCATTAGTACTACAATAACAACTACAATTACAACATCAAATACAACTACAACTTCAAATACAATTTCAAATTCAATTGAAACATCAAATAAAAATACAACTTCAAACAACAATTACTTTGAAGAGTTCACAGAAGATGTAAACAAAAGACTAGTTGGAGAAGATGAAGATGAACTTTTAGCAAAGAGAGTTGAACTATCAAACAAACTTTCAAGTAAAAGGATTGAACTTGGTTCAAGATTATACCAAAGATGTACAACCTATCTCAACAGAAAATATGAGGAAGCTGTCGCTTCAATGTAAACTAATAAACAACCAAATTGAAAAAAAGTATGAAAATAAATGAAGAACTATCAAACTTGCTTTATGCCTTTGGAGTCTGCCAAGAGGATGAAATTAACTCATACAATAGGTATCTAGGAAGACTGTATGAACTCAAGTTAGAACTTGAAGATGCTCTAGATGCTTGTACAAATGAAATAAAAAAAGTTGAACAAGAAAGAAAACCATTCTAGAATTTGGAATTCTCAACTTTTTTTTATATCTTTGCAATACCATCAAGGTAAATCAAAACGTAATGCAACACAACGAAGGCGGTCTTCAATTCTTTCATATGCCTTATAAAATCGAGTCTTTTCATGTTCTCACAAGACCGCCTTCTAATTTTTTCAACTTTTTTAAAAAAAAACTTTCCATCTATTGATACTTTTCAATTGTTGTATATATTTATTAAAAAAGAAAGGATTAAGACAATGGGTGGAAAAATACAAAAAACAGTTTACGTTTACACAAAAGACCTAAAACTGCTAGTTCAATTCGAGAGTACAGCAGAAGCTGCAAGACAGCTAAATCTATCTCAAGGCAATATAAGCAATTGTTGTGTGGGTTCTCTAGAAACATATCACCAAATGATATTCAGTTTCATCCCTCTCAACTCTCAAGAGGATAGAGACAAAGTTCTAGAGGAAGGTAGAGAGAAAAAAGCAAAAAGACTCAAGCAAGTTGGAAAGGCTTATCTCAAGAATTATCGCAAAGACCCAGAAAAGGCAAGGAAAAGAGCGATGCTGTACTACTACAAGAACCATGAAGAAAACAAAAGGAGACAACTAGAGAACTATTACAGACGAAAACAAGAGAAACTAAATGGGAAGAAAGAAACTCTACAGTGACGAAGAAAGAGAAGAGAGAATACTCCAACAAAAAAAGGCATATTACCAGAGAAACAAAGAAAAAATAGCTGAAAGATACAAACTGTGGAGACTCAATAAACTTGGACAAATCCCAAAAGAAAAATCTCTCTCAGACGTTCTAAAGGAGTGGAATGAACAATTACACCAACACATGCAAACAAACCTACCACAGTGGCTGGAAATGGCCTTAAATAAACAAATAGAACTCAATACACAGTTTATCAATCAACATGAACAAGAAAAACCAAGGATATAGCAATGCCACAACGGTAAAACTTCAAGGACTTGAACTGGAAGTCAACCATAAGGATAAACAAATCTTCTTCTTGGAGAGAAACAAGGAAGCAAGGAAAGAACAGTTGAGAAGGTTCATACATAACCATCTAAGAGAAAGATGGCTGACAATATCAAAAGCACAAGCAATCTTGGAAAGGAAGTTTGTCCAAACATTGCTTGACTCACTATAGAGTCATATTCTGTCATTATATATATTATTTTATTAAGGTTATTTTTTATTTTTCTTGGGACTCTTTATCTGTGAAGAACACAAGAGTCCCTTTAAATAATCCACAAAAACATCAAAAGACCAATGAATAGACAATATGCTGACCAATATGAAGAAAACGACTTTGAACTATTAACACAGTTCAACGCAAAACTCAAACTAAGAGAATTGGGACAAACACCGTATAAGCATCCAACAGACGCAAGCGGATACACAAAAGACAATAAGTACATTGAACTGGAGCTTAAAAGGAGAAATATCAACATACATACATTCAAGACAATCATCATTGAACCGTATAAACTCCAGTATGCAAAAGAACATGCGGACTCTATACAACTATATGTGAACTTCACAAACGATGATTATATCATTGTGTTCAATCTGCATAAAATCACCAATATACAGAAAAGACAATATAACATTCCAAGCAAACTCTATGAAAGGACAAAACAATCATTCAGATATGAACTCCCTCTAGAACTCGCTTGGATATATAAAAAAGAAAACAATGTATATAAATGCGTAAAAAAGGGAAGCTAAACACTTCCCTTTTATCATATCACCAAACTATCAACCATACTCGCTATCTCCTCATCATTGGTCAACTGATGAATGTATTGAGAAATGGTATTAGGTGAACGAGCCATAAGAGTAGCAAGACCAGCTACAGTACTTCCCTCACTGTTTAGATAGTGACAAGCAAAACTATGTCTGGCAGTGTACATCACAACCCTCTCACACTCCACCAAAGGCTCATTGCAGCCCTCATTCACATTCTTCTTGATAGTTTCCCCATTAATCTCCTCAAATGCCTTCCTAACCCATTTAATAGCATTCTCAGAGCAATGCCAACTATCCTTCAATATCTTGTAATCATTACACTCAGCATCCTTGATAATGGGATAAACATAACCATTATTGCTCCTACCCATGAAATGCTCCAAACCAATCACACAAAACATGTCCCTCTTCCAACGCACTTGAACTTGAACACTGGTCTTCTGACGCTTGAAATCAATAGCCCAATAACGCTCACCCTTTATCTCAATAGCCTTGCAGTCACTACACTTCAACTTGGTAATCTCAATCGGAGCAGAACCATTCAACTTGTACATCAACAAGAACCATAAGATACCAAACTCCTTGCTATTCCTATTGCCCAACTTCTCCCATGCACCATCCTTATATGACCATCGATTTCCATCCCTATCAATAACCAAATCCAACCAATAATCCATCAATTTCTTGATATGAGACTTGTCAAGGAAATAATCTCTACCCTTTGGCTTTAACTTTTGGGTAAACTTCCACTCCCTAAAAGGATAATCTTGCGCCTCTACCAACCTCTTATCTATCGCATAGTTCCATACACTGGCAATTGAACCACATAAACCTCTCTTGGTCTCATCACTAACATCACACCATGAAAGAAATCCCTTCACAAATGCAAGATTAACCTCATCCACCAAGAAATCTGATTTCCCACAATACTCAGAAAGCTTTCTGTGACAATACTCATAACTCTTCCTTGTCTTGTCCTTTAACCTTCTGTCATCCATTAACCTCTTCATCACATCCTTGAATACATTCGATTTGCCATTGTAATCAATCCTACAATCCTCCAACAACATCGATGCTGTATAAACCTTTCCATTGTACTCAAAGTCATTCTTACGCTCAATGACTCTGTTCTTGATGTCATACAACATCTTGTTCAATACAACACTGTTTGAATTAGACCTCTTTACAACTTCCCTCTTGCTGTCCCAATCTCGCTGCAAACAACTCACTCCAGTAGCCTTTTCAACTCTCCCCTTCCAACAAACAACAATGTAAACTGGAAACTCGGAATTTTTGTTCATTCTGTTCAATTTTTGAACCAATCTGATTGATGCTGATGATAACTTTGCCATAATAAATCCAATGTTTAAACACAATGCAAAGATATGAAAGATAAATGAGAAATAAAAATATAATATTAATAACACACATGATATTAACAAAAATTAGTTGAAATTAACACTCATTTTGTCTCTCTTTATCACTCATATAAAGAGCAAATGTCTCACTTTAATCTCTGGACATATTAACCACAATCCCTTTATATAAAGGCAATTCAACATTATATTTTAATGTATGGAACTACTATAGATGAAGTTACACATATTCCGCAAATACATTGATAATCAGTTACTTAGAAATACACAAAAATTATTTGTCTCAGATAAGCTCTCTTTTAAATTAGAATATCTATTTATATTAAAGGGAAAATAAACTATGAAAGACCACACAATATTCCTAAACTATATTAACGACAATTATGATGAAGTGAAACAAACATTGAAGATATTATCTGGTCAAAGGAACCAGTCATTCAATGAAGATGCATTTCATGAAAGCATTATCCGTTGTCATAATGCAATTAAGAAGAAGGGGTATCTCAATGATAAATCAGCCTATGGTATTACAAGTTATCTTATAAGGGCGTATTTCAATTATATATTGGAAACAAAGAGAGCAGCATGTAATGCAAAGAGAGACCAGAATTATACCAGTGATAACATAGGGGGGTTATACGAGGATTATTACAACTCCAATTTTACAGATGCAAGACAAAAGGTGATTAATGATATGTTCAAGGATTTCTCTGTGCTGTACATAATGATGGTAGCTGAACAGCATTTTGACCAAGAGCATTTCTATTTGTTCAAGCTAAAGGAGTTGATACCAGACATGACATACAAGAAGCTTGCAGAGAAGACCAGATTGAAGGGAGTTAGACAGAAGGTTGTTGAGGTTAAGAAGTTCATTCAACAGAATGTGACCAAGGAAATGATAAAGGAAGAATTCTTTTCAATCTATGGAGACATTCTCTGAACAAGGGGGGGGGTATCATTTGGATATTTACCCCTATAAATTACAGGAAGGAAATATAAGGCGATTTATATGGAAGTAATATTTGAGTTTGCATTAATGTTGGCAATATTTTTCACAGTGAATTATGGAGCATATTGGTTGACAGAGGTACATGGAATGCCAGAATGGTTGCAATACAAGCCTTGGGTATGCAGATTATGTCTTACATTTTGGACGTTGATTGGCATATATACAGCAATTTTGCTAGGATTAGCATGTTTATATACAGCAATAGGTGGATACATGATTGCTTCAATGAATGCATTGGCAATGTGGATTGACCAGAGGAATAAGACAATAAAGTTATAAGATTATGAATTGGAATAAGGAAGACATTGAGCTTGTTGAGAAATTTATCCAGATTAGGAACAAGGGTTATTATGCTGATGGAACGCAGTTAACTGAGGTTTACAATAGGGTGCTAGATAAGAGAGTTAATCCAACCAACTGTGGTTCTTGCATAAGGCAGAGGATTAATGAGTTGGAAGAGGCTTTAAATAGGTTTAAAAGGCTCTCAGAGGCTCAAGCAAAGCAAGAGGTGGATAACACCAAGGAAGAGGAAAATAAGGCCGTTAAAAAGGCTGGAAAGAGCAAGAAATAATGGGTCAGAAGTTAAGCAGAGACCATGTATACCAAGGAGTTCCAATTGCGGAGCGTTTTGAGAGGCAAGTCACCAAGTTAAAGGAAGACCATTTATTGCCATCTAAGGTGAAGAGGTACAAGAGGGGTGAGACATTTGCTGAGAGGGCGCAGAGTGCTTTGTTTAACAATGCTGATGATGTTTTGGACGAGGTATATTGTGACATATGCAATGGTGTATCAAGGAGTGACATAACCCAAAAGCTGATGAAGGGTTTCTATGAGCCACAGAAGAAGGGTATGACCTATCGTACAGCTCAAGAGTATTACAACTGTGCCTTGGATAGGATGCATTTCAACACTGATGTTGAGCATGCTAGGTTGAAGGACATATTCTATTCAAGGTATGAGGGTTTGTTGGAGACAGCGATTAAGAAGGGTGATGTGTTCAATGCAAGGGGGGTATTGGATTCAATGGCGAAGATATTCCTTGGGATGGACAAGACACAGAACAATATCCAGATAAACAACAACAAGGACGGAATTACCATTCACTTTGGATTCACAAAGGATGAGGATAATGATGTTATAGACCAAGAGGTTATTGAGGAAGACAAATGAAGATTAATTTTGACATCAAGTTAACAAAGAAACAGCAGGAGGCATACAGTCTTATGCATGAGAAGGATTGTAGGTATCTTGTGGCTCGTTGGTCAAGACAGTGTGGAAAGACGGTGTTTGCTGAGATTATGTTGATTGAGTATCTTTGCAAGGCGAATACCTTCAATGCCTACATATCCCCTACATTCTCCCAAGGTAAGAAGGTGTTTGCAGAGTTGAACGCACTATTGGAGACCAGTGGGATTATCAAGAAGAGCAATGCTGCTGACTTAAGGATTGACACAATATACGGTTCCAGTCTCAAGTTCTTTTCAATGGAGTCACCAACCGCAATCAGAGGTAATACGATAAGTGGCTTGTTGGTATTGGATGAGGCTGCATTCTTTCCCCTACAGCTTGCAGATGGGAGTGACCCTTGGTACAACATCATCTTCCCAACGATAAAGGCTAGGAAGCCAAAAGTATTGGTTATATCAACACCTTCTGGAAGGCAAGGGTTATATTATGACTTATATCTCAAGGCTTTCAACAAGGAGAAGGGATATAAGCAGCTTACAGCAACGATTGAGGATGATGACCTTATCACCAAGGAGGAGATTGAGGAGTTGAAGAAGGGTTATCCACCATTGGCATTCAGACAAGAGTTCATGGTTGAGTTCTTGGATAATGCCTTGACTGTATTTCCCAATTTTGAGAACTGTTTTGATGGCAAGTTTGAGAAGGGAAGGTGTTGGATTGGCATTGACCCATCAAGTGTTGGTGATGACAACACAATTGTATCAATTATCAACAAGGACAGTGTGGTTAAGCAGATAAAGGTTGATGGGACATTAGACCAGAAGTATGCAAGGATAGCCCAGATTATCAATAAGTTCAGTCCAATTGCGACTTATATTGAGAATAACAGCATTGGAGAGGTCATGGCCAATGAGATTAGGAAGAAGTTGTATAGGAAATCTAATTTTTATACGTTTACCACAACGAATGAGAGCAAGAAGCAGTACATATCTCTCTTGGCGGTGGCTATTGCCAATGGTGAGATACATTTCGAGGAAGATAACAGACTTTTATACTCAGAACTATCCACTTTTACTTTCAAATTGACGAAGGGTGGCAACATAACCTATGCTGCTAGGGACGGATTTCATGATGATACGGTCACCAGTCTTGGAATATGCTTGCAATGTAGGGAAGATTTCCAGTATAAGGCTGTTAATAGGGGCAATTTCATAAGGACGAAGACAAAATTATTTTATTAATATGGCAAATGAGGAAAATGTAATAGATTTGGGAGTGTGGAATGTTCCAACATCATGGGATGAGGTCACACTTGGGCAATATCAAGAGATTGAGAGGTACTATGAGGGCAAGGATGAGCATTTTGACGTTAGGAAGGTGTTGAACATATTGACCAATCACACTGAGGATGAGATAAACATGCTTCCTTTGGAGTATCTTGAGGAGATTATGGAGAAGCTTAACTTCCTTTCAAGTCTTCCAAAGGAGGAAGAACCAAGGAATTGGTGTGAGATTAACGGTGAGAGGTACAGTGTTCACACTGAGCAGAAGCTAAAGACTGGCGAATATATTGCATCTGACACCGCATTGAAGGGTGACAAGCACAATTATGCGGCAATTATGGCTGTATTGTGCAGAAAGGATGGTGAGTTATATGATTCTCACTTTGAGAATGAGGTGTTGGAGGGTAGGATTAAACTGTTTGAAGAGCAGCCTATAACGAAGATATTGCCAATCATAGGTTTTTTTTTAAGGTTATATCTAACATCCATGAGTCCTATCCTATTGTCTTCAAAGGCAAGGGAGCTAGTAGACCTCACTCGCAAGGATATAGAGACTTTGCAGAGAAATGGGGGAATATCAAAACGCTCTATGAAGTCTGCGATGAAAAAATTGAGAAAGTTGGAGAAGTCTATCAATACTATCTAGCGGATTATCTCCAGTTTTTGAGCTATCTCATAGATAAGGGTGAAGCTGATAGAGCAGAAGATGAATTCCAAGAGAACCTTAGAAAAGCCAAGAGGGGGAAGCGTTAATGCTTTCCCTTTTTTTCATGTTTAACACAAAAGAAAATTATTATGCTTAAGGACGTAATTGACATATTAAAGGATGTAAGTCTTCGTCACAAGGGAGTTTATACTTTCAGATACCAAGGTGATGACTTGAACAATGCCCAGAACAATTACAAGATGTTCCAAGTGTATGTTGACGATGTTTCATTGCATGAGTTGAACATAACAACGAACATTTTCAAGGCAAGGTTTGAGATATACATCATTGGTTTTGTGCATGATGACAAGACAGTTTTGGACATTCAGAACGATGCATATACAATTGCATGTGATATAATGGCATATATTGACACTCAGGAAGCATTTCAAGGCATTCTGAGCGTATATGACTACAGTATCCTTACACTTGCAAGGTACACTGATGATTCGAGCGCAGGAGTCAAACTTTCATTGACATTGCAGATGCCAAACCCAGTTAACTTGTGTGAGTTGGAAGACCAATTCGATGATGAGCCACATCAAGAGGAAGAGGATGCGAGAATTGACATTAACGAGTGTGAGGTCGGTGATTTAGAAATAAATCCAATCCACTTGCCTTCAAACAGAGAATGCTAAGATATGGAGATAGGAAAGATTGTAATGGAGTTTTCCAAGGACTTGATGCAATTGGTGAGGATGGTGATGGAGAGCAACGTTGGAATCAACCAAAAGGTAGGAAGGAACACTCTCACATCTTCGCAGATATACAAGACATTGAGCGTTAGGGCTACCAATGACGGTGATTTAATCTTTGACATTGTGTTGAATGATTATATCACCTTCATTGAGAGTGGAAGAAGGAAGGGAGCAAAGTTCCCTCCAGTAGAGCCTATTGTAAGATGGGCAAGGTCAAGAGGCATTCCAACTGACAATTCAACCATATTCCTTATAAGGAGAGCCATTTCAAGGGATGGTATCAAGCCAAGACCTATCATGCAGTATGTGTTTGAGGAAGTTGATAGGGAGTGGGATGAACAGTTGGCAGATGAGTTGTTTAATAAAATAATGGAAATGATTGATAATTTCTTTAACAAATGAATATAACATATAACGGATTGAATACCAGTGATGCTACTGATTTGATATGTTTCACTGATATTCCAAACATACTGAAGGTGATAGATAGTGATGATGGTTCATATGCAAACCTTACATTGACGTTCCAAGGAAACCTTGCAAGCACTGTGACGAAGGATGGACAGTATTACATAACCTTCTTGGGCGAGACAATAACCAATGTGAGGAATGTGGCAGATGCCATCAATAGGAATTTCTTCATTTCATCCACCAACAACGTAACTGCGGCATATGTTGCAAAGGCATTCAGAAACTGTCCTACCATTGCTGCAAACTTTAGGGTTGAGAACAATGGTGCTTCTGTTATCCTAACTGCAAGGGCTGTTGGAACTGTGTGGGGCAATGCGAGTGATGCATTCCAGAGGAACATAGCCAATGAGTACATGTCTGCAAGTGTGACTGACGGTACATCATATGCTGAGTTGTATGGTGCTAAGATTAATGTGGACGTATACAAGGGAGAGTACTATGATGAGTACATAACCACATTGGAGAAGAACTACTACGGAAGTGAGTGTTCATTTGACCTTTCACCAGTTTTAACCACATTGGCAGAGAGGGGAAAGGCAAACCCATACTGTCTCAAGGTGTCATCACTCAAGGGAGATTCATACAACGTATTGGGCAATCTTGAAGAGAACTACATAACCCAAGGATATATGTGCAACCAAGGTGATAAGTACATATCTCTTAATGCCTTGAACGGTGTGAAGGTAGCCCAAAACTTCAGTAGAGGAACACAGAGGTCATATGCCAACAACACATTGCTTTACATCTATGGTACTACAGTTCCATTGTCATTGTATAAGAACAACACAGCTGGCATTACCGTAACCATTGACTATGTTGACAGTGACAATACTGTATTGGAAAGTGGTTCAGTTTCATTCAATATGCAGTATCCTCCATACAGACTATGGAACTTCACCATTGACCTTGCATCCAACACTGGTTATAGTGAGCGTTTCAAGCAGTCAACGTATATAGACCTACATGTTGCTGGTCAAGGCATTATACGTTATAACGTAATCAAGCCATTGAAGGCAACTGAGTACTATCAGAGGGTATATTGGAGGAATTCATACGGTGGAATCAGCTTCTTCGATTTCACTGGTCAGAAGACCGAGACAAGGGATTTGGAGACAAGCACATACCAGAAGAGCATATATGACTACTATGATGACCCAAGGAACGAGTTGGATAAGATATATGACAACAAAATCAAGTACAGTGTGACCTTGAAGAGTCATTTGTTTGAGAATGACGGTAAGTATGTCTTCAACGACTTGATGCAGTCATCGGAAGTATGGACTGAGATAAACGGTCAGCAATATGCAATAATAATTGATACTGTGAGCGTTGAGGAGACTGATAGGAACAACATCTATGAGGCAACGGTCAAGTACAGATACAGTCAAGAACCAAGTTTGATATAATATTATGGTATATAAGGAGCATTTTATAGAGCTTTGGATTAATGGAAGCAAGGTTGAGTTGGAAGACCAGAAGAGTCTTAACATGAGGTTCAACAATGTGATTACCGACCCAACCAAGATTTCAAGCAATCAAGCTGAATATAGCTTTGAGTTTGAGATTCCAGCAACTCCAAAGAACAATGTGATATTGGATTATGCAAATAATCTTGGAAAGCTTAACAAGTTCCATCAGCGTTACAATGCGGAGGTTTACGCTGATGGCACTGTCATATTCAGTGGAACAATCACCATCAATGGGTTTAAGGACAAGAAGTACCAACTGAACCTTGTCTCACCGAAGGTATATTCATTGGATGACATCTTCGGTGACAGTGTAATGAGCAGTATTGGCAACTATAATATTGAGTTTGATGGTGTGTCTTCTATCAATGACTATAATGGTCAGCTGGAAGCTCCTACGATGTTTCCATTGGTGTCTTATGGTGCATTCAAGAAAAATCCTTATAACAAGGATAATGTTGCAAGCGATTTTACGAGCAAGTTTGACCTTGACCAGTATAATGATTGGTATATTGAGAGTTTTTACCCTTCTGCAAACGTCACAGAAACGCTTAGGAAGGCGTTTGAATGGAAGGGGTATAATGTAGGAGGTAATGTGTTCCAAGACAAGTATCTAAGAGACATCTATATGTCTACAAACCTTGCTGATGGGCAAACCCCAGACTACAATATTGGAAACCCAGTATTTGGTAGTGTTGACTTGTCAGCATTGATAACAACAAACCAGAATAACACTAGCTATCAGCAAGAACTGAATTTCCCATATTATAGAGTGACAGCCAAGGAGTCAAACATTACATTTGAGTCACAAGAAGAATATAATTTCAGTGCTATTAACCTATTCAATGTCCTTAAAAAAGGTAATGTGACGGTGAACCAAGAGAAATGTTATATGTATCAGCCAAATGAGAATATCATTGTCATTCCAGCAGACGGTTTCTACAAGATTGAGATGAGCGTAACGTCCACACTTAATACTACATCACAGTTCACAGCAGCGCAATATACACACTATAACCAAGCAGATGAGGAACTGAATGAGGAAGACCTATTATTGACTCCAAGCCTATCTGAGATAACGCCACTTGAAATTCACCTTGTAAGGAACTATGAGGATAACATTGAGCTTATAAAAGGAAAGAATAATACAGAGTACATTGATGGTAATCCAAATGACCTAACTTGGTCAAACAATAGGACAAATATAATAAACTGGCAGACTTGCTTCCCTCATGAAGACCCATATAATTCGGACATTCCAACGAAACAGAACGAACTTGGTCTTGGTCATAGTAGTTCAAGAAATGGCGGTAGGAGAGACTCTAGCAGCACTACTGGAAGAAGAGAAGGACAGAGAACAAGAGGAGGTACAATTGACATCACTGGAAGTGATAGAGCATGGTCATACATGAATTTTGGCTATATTTATAACGATGGTGAAATAATGGCATATGACCAAGCTGTAAGTGATGCATTCATATGTGGCTTCAGTTCAATGAAGGGTGGAACTGTCGCTGTGATGAAGAATGGATATAGTTGGTCTCCTATAAATTCTGAGAAGAACGAGGCATTCTACCCAGAGATTGGCTATTCGAAGCTGACAAGACAAGCTGGTACTGGAAATCTCGTTACTGAGCAGACTGACTACAATAGCAACATATACATTAACACACCTATATCATACATACATACAGATAATAGAAATATGAGTGGTAGCCTCAGTTGTATGGTTTACTTGAAGAGGAATGACAAACTTGAGTTGATGGCTGTACAGAGGGAGTATCATACGGTTATAGGAAATGATGTGGGATATTCAACGACATCCAATCTTAATCTTAAAATATCAGCAGCTTCACCAAGGTCTTACAACCAACTGAAGGCTGACCATTTTGAGTATTATTCCCCAACAGAGTTTGACGTTCTCCTAAATGTACCAAATTTTTTCAACAAGGAAACCAAAATATCCGATTGGGTGCAGCAAGTTTCAGATGCTTTCAACCTTGAAATTATACAGAACGGTAAGAATGTCACTATCAACACTAGGAAGAAGCCAAATTTGACAACGGCAGTTGACATCGATGACAGATGCAACTACTCTGAGGCAGAACTAAAGGTTATTGATTATCCAAAGAGCATGGCTATCAAGTACAAGATTGATGATGATGAGTGGGGATTTGAGAGAAGTGCCGTTAATGCAGCTGGAGGTGATGACGCAATCCTTAACAATGATGCTTGGAAGAAGTATGCGGATAGTGGATACACTGTGATTCAGTTGAATGATGACTCATATGTGACTTCAAACAGTGACAAGAACTTGCAGTTTAGCTATACTTGGTATGACACCTTCCATTGGTATGGGGTTAACGACAAATTTGAGAAGACTACAGATACTGCTGTTGACATTAGAATACCAGTTATATCAAAGTTTACTTATATGATTGACGGTTATGACTATCTAGAGTCAATGAAGCATGATGGTTATGGTCTTGCACAGAGATTTTGGTTCAAGCCAAGCAACAGTGGATGCTATGTATGGACAAGGACATACCCTCCAGAGAGAGTTTTCTTGTATCTTCCAACAAATCTGTACACAAACTATAGGGATGTATATTTGAATCTGTCATACAAGAACACTGAGAACAGTCTTTTGAACCAATTCTTTAATATCAACGCTTATCTTGCATCAAATTATGTGTTAATTGACGTTTATTTGAGTGCTGATGAGTACAATAGGATTAAAAATGGGGCATTGGTTAAATTCGATGACGACCTTTATATTCCAGTGGAGGTAAGTGGGTATGACCCATCTGGAAACAATGCGACAACGCTTAAATTAATGAAAAAGGTGGCTTAATGACCACCTTTTTTTCATGTTTAACACAAATATATTATCAAAATGGACGGAAAGAAAGTCTACAGTATACAGATTAATGGAGTTCAAGAGAGTATTGATGCTGTTTTGGCTCTTAATAAGATGCTGAATGAGCTTGAGAACCGCATACAAGCTCTTGAGAAGAAGAATATCAAGATAAACACTGGTGGTTCAAGCTCTTCAAAGGGAACTTCAGCCTTAAGCGAGGAAGCAAAGCTTGAGAAGCAGATTGCAGCAATTGATGCCAAGAGAGAGGCTTACAGCAAGGAGATTTATCAGAATTACCTTGCTGCAAAGGACGTATTGGATAAAACTGTAAAAGACCAGAAGCAGATTGCAGCACAAGAGAGGTTACAAGCAAAGAATTATACCAATACAATGGCTGGAATGAAGCAAGAACTTGCTGACCTCAAGACTGTCATCAATACAACAGACTTAGGTGATGAAGAGTTTCAGAAATTGACGCAAAGAGCTGGAGAACTTACTGCAAAGCTCAAGGAACTTGAAGCTCAGTATGGCCAGTTTGGTAGGGATGTCGGCAACTATGACAGAGTTGGCCAGACAATGAGTAAGATTACAGTAAATGTTGGCGGTGTTGTTAGGGAGTTTGACAACCTTAAGCAAGCTACCAAGGCTGTAAGGGATGAAATGGGCAAATTGGAGGTCAATGGCCAGAAGGATACCAAGACATATAAGCAGTTGGAGAGGGAAGCTTCTAGACTTGCAAAGGCTCAGTTGCGTCTTAACAGCGCAATGAACGATGCAAAGGCATCTTCAAAGGCAATGGATGACCTTTTGGACGCAATGGAGGGCTTCACTGCACTTGGTCAAGTAGGTCAAGGTTTCTCAACGTTGTTTGGATTCGACAGTTCGGCATTGGAACAGCAGATTGCGAAGCTTGTAGCATTGCAGAACGTATTGAGCGGAATTGAGAAGATTCGTCAGCAGATGAACACCCAAGAGGGACTTGGAAAGTTGTTTGCGAAGGGTTCTGATGCTGTTGACAACTTTGTCATGAAGATTACTGGTGCCCAGAAACGCATGGGAATGCTTGTCAAGGACACAAGGGCAGCATCACTTGCAGTACAAGGTCTTTCAAAGGCATTAAAATTTGTTGGAGGTTCAATTGCGACTCTTGGATTATCAGTATTGCTTGAAACTCTTACAAAGACCATAGGCAAACTTAAAGAGTGGGCTTTCGGTTCAATGGACGCTGCTGAAGCAACTGAAGTAGCAAGCAGTAATTTTGATGTACTTAACCGAAGAATCAAGGAGTTCAACAGACTTAATGAAAAGCAAGTCTTTGATGGTATAATGACATCAGAAGAAGCGTTGGCGAATAAGACTAAATATTTGACTGTGCAGCTAACAACCCTACTCAATGCATTTAAAAACCTAAGACAGTATAGTGATGAGGATTGGTTCAGCAAAGGTGGGATAGTTGGTGGTCTATCAAAGGCACAAGAGCGTTTTGAAGATTTGCAAGTTGATATAATCAATCTTGACCAACAAGCGAAGAAAAGCCTTTTACCAGATTGGATTGTTAAACTAACAAATGGTGGCTATAGGGCTGAAAAGCAGTTCGAGAAAGTTGGTAGAGCTTTGGCAATTGATTTCCTTGGAAGAACCAAGAAAGCCTTAAATGCATTCGAACAAGCTAAGGCAGAAGCAGAAAAGGAGTTGCAAGAGATGGGTGAAGTTAACCCAGAAACGCAGAAAAAACTCGATATTCTGAAAACGGAGATTGCTGGAATCAGACATGAAATGAATAATGGTCAAGTCTATGGCACAATATTCGATAATATCGAGAAATTTGCAAAAGATTCTCCTTTCCTTGTCAGAGCCATCAACAATACAAGGGATGCAATAAATGCACTTGATGATACAATCAATAGTACGAATGTTGACTCATCCAAACTTGCACAGCTTCAGATTGATGCAATGAAGGATGGCCTTGAAAAGCAGAAAAAGCAGATTGAGCTTAACAGAAATAAAGAGCTTGCTGAAGTTGGTGACAATGAAGAGCTAAAGAAAGCTGTCAACGCCAAGTACCGTAGAGAAGAAATTGAAGCTGAGAAACAATTTGGAAACCAGTATAGGGCAGCTCTTGCAGACCTTGCTTCAATAAGGATTGACCTTATGAAAGAAGGGTGGGAAAAGGAGAAGAAACAGCTTGAACATGAGAGGGATGAGAGAATCAGAGCCATTCAAGAAAGTGAGATTCTTGTAGGAGAACGCACAGCAGCCATTAGGGAGCTTTATAGGAAGAAAATAGAAAAGGCTGAGAAAGAATGGCGAGAGCAACAGTTGGAGAACTATAGAGAGTACCTTACAGAGATTGAAATGATGAATAGGGAAGCCTATGCAATGGAGGTCTCAAACAGTCTTACCAATGTCGAGAATAGGGCATTTGAGAAGACGGACAAGGCTGACAAGGGTATTAACGAGAGCAACTACAGGGACATTGACAAGATGAAGGAGTATTATGATGAACTCCTTAAGATTGAACTTGATGCTGCAAAGGAGGAGGAGGAGATACGCCAAGAAGCTCTCCAAAACGAGATTGACGATGCAAAGCAAGATGAGGAAATTCGTCATAAGAGACTTGTAAATGCAAGCAACGGTGAATATGCAAAGCAGCTTGAAGCTGGTCTTATCACCAAAGAGCAGTATGACGAACTCATCCAGAAGGAGAATGCAGCACATGAGGCAACTATGAATGCCCTTGACAAGCGATTTGCAGCAGAATCCCTTGCAACGACTCAAGATGGTCTTGATAAGATGTATAATGCCTATAATGGCTATTACCAGAGGTTGGAGGCACTTATCAGAAGAAAGCAAGACAAGATTCAGAACGACCTTGATGATGCAAACAGAAATGCTGACAGACAAGCTAACAAGAACTTTGGCTTCTTCAACGCAAAGGAACTTGGAAAGCAATATGATGAGGCAATAAAGAAGCAGAAGGAGCTTATCACCAAGATTAAGGGAGACTTGGAACAGCTTGAGAAGGACAACAAAGCTGGAAAGGTCATTGGTGAGGCATATGAACAAGAAAAGGAAAACCTTGAAGCTTCACTTAGAGCTGGTATTCAGACCCTTGAGAACTATGAGGATGAGTCAATGAAGATTGTTGACAAGGTTGTTGGTCAAATCAACCAATACTTCCAAATCCTTGGTCAGTCAGTGCAGCAAGTATTCCAAGCTGTATGGGATTATCAAGATTATGCGCTAGACAAGGAACAAGAGAAATTGGATAAGTGGAATGAGCAACTTGATAAACAGCTTGATGAACAAGAGAAGATTGTTGAAGAACATAAGAACAATGTCAACTCAATTGAGGATGAACTAGCAACCGCAAGAGGAGACAGAAGACAGCATCTTATTGACCAGTTGAATGCTGAAATATCAGCTCAGAGAGCAGCACAGAAGGAAGAGCAGAGAATCCAGAAGGAACAAGAAGCTGCCAAGAAGAGGCAAGAACAGCTTGATAAGAAGAGAAGGCAAGAAGAGTACGAGAGAAACGTCACACAAGCCTTCATATCATGGCACTTGGCAATTGCAAACGGTCTTGCAACACAACCGTTCATGCCATTAGGTATTGCAATGGGTGCTCTCGCAACAGTACTTGGAGCAGTTCAATATGCCCTTGTTAAATCACAAAAGCCTTATGCAAAGGGTGGCCAGCTTGACGGTGGTGTTGCACAAGGAAAGAGACACAGAGACGGCGGTATCCCAGTTCTTGGTGGTAGAGCATCAATCGAGGGTGGAGAGTTCATAACAAACCGCCAGACAACTGCAAACAACGTTGACTTGCTTGAGTTTGTGAACAGCAAGCACAGAAAGTTGAACATTGATGACTTCATCGATTTCTATTCAAGCGGAAAGGCAAAGAAGAACATCATTTCAATGTCTCCAAGAACCAAGTTTGCTGATGGTGGTCAGATTCCAACGCTTGACAACACCTATTCATTCGATGATAGACTACTTGAAGCATTCGAAAAGTATGCAGATAGACCAAGTGTTGTTTCAGTTGTGGACATCAACAACAAGCAAGACGATGTGAAGAGAGTTCAAGCATTGGCTGGTTTGGATGTGTAATTCATGTTTAGAATGAGTTCTTTCATATTATATTATTAGTTTATTTATCTTATTTGTGGAAAAAAGGAGTGGTCTGTGAAGATAGCTCCTTTTTTTTGCATTCATGTTTATAAAAAGCGAATTAAACAATGAAAACTACTTGGACAACTCTAAACATTAAGGAGCAGATAGCGATAATATCAGCTTGTGTTGCTTTTGTATTGGGCTGGGCAATGAGCATTGGGGCATTCTTTGTTCCGCCAGTAGGAGAAGTGGCTGATTCAATCCTCTGGATACTTGGGCAATCACTTTTGTACTCAAGTGCAGTATTTGGAGTTTCAGCATATTTCAGAAGTGAGGCAGTACAGCTAAGGAGAGACATGGACAGACACTTGGAACATATGGAGAGGATGCAGATACAGAGGGAAAAACTAAGAATGGGACAAGATGTCGAGGAAATGCCAAAGGAAGAGGATGAAGAATAGTAAATACATCATAGTTTTAATCATATTTTGTGCGATAATTTTTGGTATATTTGGCTATTTTTGTGGTAGAACACCAGTTGAGGTGGTGAAGACTGATACAGTAACAAAGACTGATACGTTTTGGAAGGACACAACCATAGTTGAGAAGGAGTTCATACCAAAGATTGTCATCAAGACCAAGGTAGACACTGTTTATGATGAAAATGGGGATACGATAGAGTTGATAACTGAGTCCAAGAAGTATGAAAAGTCCCTTATAAGCGGCAAAGATACGGCAGACTTGAAAGTGTACGTCAGTGGCATAGAACCAAGCTTAGACAGTCTAGAAATGCGCTTAAAGACGCATACGGAAGTCAATACCGTAGAGATTACGAAGTATGTGCAGAAGAAAAAGACGTTTAAGGATAGGTTTCACATTGGATTGCAAGTTGGGTATGGCTATGGTTTTAAGTACAAAGGTCTAGAACCTTATGTTGGCTTGGGTGTTTCATTCGACTTATAAGGCTTGTTGGGTGAGTGGTTGAGCCAGATGTCTGCAAAACATCGCACAGTCGTTCAATTCGACTACAAGCCTCCAATTAGTGAAGTAAGTATGAAAAACAGTGTAAAACAATATAAAAACCCCTATGTTAACCAGTATGTAGCACCATTTGGTTATCATTTTGAGAGATTTGGAGTGAATTACGGACGTATTGCTTGGTTTAGCAATGTGGATGGAATAACAATAGAGAAGGATGAACCTAAAACTAGTTAGAAAATATCGTAAGGAGACCTACACCATCGGCAAGTTATATGTTGATGGTGTTTATTTCTGTGACGTAATCGAGGATAAGGACAGAGGATTGGATGATACCATGTTTCTTGCTGACATTATGGTTAAGAAGAAATACGGTGAGACAGCCATACCTTATGGCACATACAAGGTTGAGATTAACTACAGTCCAAAGTACAAGAGACTGATGCCACAGATAATGAATGTAAAGGGCTTTGGAGGTATTAGGATTCACAGTGGTAATACGGCAAAGGACACCTTGGGTTGCTTGATTGTGGGAAAGAACACAAAGAAGGGTATGGTGACTGAATCTAGGGCAACATACAACAAGCTTTTTGCCTTGATGAAGGATGAAAAGGACATTACGATAGAAATAACCAAATAATTCATGTTTAACTAAAGTATTTTCAGTATGGCTAAGAAAATAAAGAAATATAAAGTTGGTTGTGACAGTGAGACATATGCCATTTCAATGGTTGAATCACCAGCTATTGAGTCAGATTTCGTTGCGTTGTCAAAGGAAGAGGAAGACAAGGTTCAAGTCTTCCTTGAGAGCAATGAGAGACATATGGTATATGGTGCTGCATTGATACCAGAGAAAGACATATACAGAAACAACGGTGAGCAAGAGTTCTATATCAGCTTTACCAAGGAAAGTATTGAGAGGATGTCCCAAGACTTTATGAAGGAATATCGCCAGCATGAGGTTAAGACAGACCATGATGAGGTGGCAAACGAGGTTTGTGTGGTTGAGTCTTGGTTGGTCGAGGATTCATACAAGGACAAGTCAAATGCACTTGGTATCAATGTTCCAGTGGGAACTTGGATGGTTGGTATGAAGGTCAACAACATTGAGACTTGGGAAAGAGTGAAGAGTGGAGAGCTTAAGGGATTCTCAGTGGAGAGCATGCTTACCCTTGAAGAGTTTAGTAAAATCGAAAATAATATGGATAATACAAATGAGGAAATGTTTCTTGATAAACTAAGAAACGTATTGAAGGAGTTCTTCAGTTCAAAGAAAGAAGAACCAACAGAAATTGAGCCTACCAACATTGACTTGAGCAAGGCTACAATTAAAGAGGGAGTTGATGACAAGGGAAATGAGTATGTTGACATCAACTTGCAAGAGGCTGTAGAGCCACAGCCAGAACCACAGCCAACTGTGGAAGAGCCTAAAGTTGAGGAACCAGCGGTTGAAGAGCCAAAGGTGGAAGAACCAAAACCACAAGAAGAGCCAAAGGTTGAAGAGCCAAAGGACAATCACCTTGAGGAATTGGTCAACTCTCTTAAGGACGAGATTAAGGCATTGAAGGACATGAACGGCAGTCTTCAGAAGAAGATTAAGGACTTGGGCAAGACTCCTTCAGCAGAACCAATCAAACCTAATGCAAAACCTACCAATGGTGATACATACACAGCTTGGAGAGAGCAGATGAGACAGATGATTGGGTAAAAAAATTGATATTCATGTTTAAAACAAAAGGAAAATAATAACTAAAAATCTAACTATAATTGATTATGGCTAATTTCATAGATTTAACTGGTCTTACATATTGTGGAAAGGAAGCTCAGGAAATCTTTTCCAAGGATATTTACGACATCGACCTTCGTCAGTATGGTATCACCTTCATGGACGGAGTAAAAGGTAAGATGAAGATTTACACTGGTGAAATTGGTGATGCTTGGCAGTTGTATACTTGCCCATTCACTCCAGCTGGTGCTGCAAGTCTTGCAGAAGCATTCATTGAGCCAGCAGCTATCAAGGTTAACCAAGAGAACTGCTATGACACATTCTGGAACACATTCCTTGTTGACCAGACTGAGATTTCATTGAGAGGTGGTATTCCACAGACTTTCGGTGATTGGTATTTCGGTAAGCTTCGTCAGAAGATGGCAAAGGAATATCAAGAGATTTTCTGGAATGGTGACACCGCACACACTGCATCAACCAAGGTTTACTTGAAGACCGTTGACGGTGTTGAGAAGAAGCTTTCTGCTCTTCCAGCAAGTAATAAGCTTACTCTTACTGCTTTCACTGTAGCTAACATTCTTGAGCAAGTTGAGGCTGCTATCGAGAAGTCACTTGCTGTAGCTGATGCACAAGAGGTTTCAGCAGAGGATTACAAGGTATTCATGAACCATGCAGACGTAAGAGTTCTTGAGGTTGCACTTGGTAAGATTTGCTGCCCTAACAAGGAGAGCATCTTCAGCAACTATGCAAGAGAGAATGGTAGAATCTACATCATGGGCTTCGAGGTTATTCCGACCATGCAAAGCAAGTCTACCATCATCGTTGGCCCAGCTAAGAACTTGGTTCTTGGATATGACACCTTCGATTCTCACATTGAGTACAAGCTCATTGACATGAGAGAGACTACTGGTGACAACATGTTCAGAGTACTTGCTATCTCTAACATCGCTGTTGGTATCATAATGCCAGAGTTGTTCGTATTTGGTAAGGTGTAAAATAAGGCTCATTTGTCTTACAACATAAATTAATCTAGAATGGGAGTTGGGCAATACGGCTTAACTCCCCTTCAAAAAGGAGAAAATAATTAACACAAACAATACATAATATTATGGCATTTAATTGTTCTTTAAATAGAGATTTGCTTCGTTCAAATAGCTGTGGTTACTCTCTTCCAGAGGTAAAGGACATCTATCTTGCAAACTATGCTGATGTGACTGCTTCTACAGTTAGTGCTTCTACTGACACTGGTTGCACTGGTGAGGAAGTTGTTTCTATCTCTCTTGCAAATAGTGCAAAGTTCTATCACATTGAACCAGCAAAGAACAGTGTTACCTTCGAAGACAGCCTTGTAGTAGAGGACAGTGGTAACAAATATCGTACACACAGCTTGACCTTCAACATTGCTGGTCAGTATGACGCTTGTATGCACCTTGACCTTGATGCTCTTTCACTTGGTCGTTATTTCGCAGTTGTTGTAACTGCTGATGGTAAGTGGCTTGCACTTGGTCGTTTGACTGGTATGGAAGCTGAGACTGCAACTTTGCAAGGTGGTGGTGACACAAATGGTATTCAGATTGTTCTTACAGCTAATACCACTGAGTCTGCCGTTCCACTTTCTGAAACAGCTATCAATGTTGTTAAGGGTGCTTAACGTTAAATCATTAAAAAACATAAAAAAGGTGAAGTTTTTAAGCTTCACCTTTTTTCTTTTTCTTTGGTTTGTCAACATTTGTCTCAGTTTCCACAAACTCTTTCCCAAGATATGATATTGTCTTATGTCTTCCTTCGACATCCCATTCCTTGACAAGCCATACATGACCGTTTTCCTTTTTTATATATTCCATAATAAATCTATTTTCTCTAAACATGAACCAAGCCTACCCTATTTTTCATGTTTAATGAAATGTATTTAAGATGGCTGAATGCAAATATTATAAATTAGTAAGACAAGTGAGCTACGACAGTGGAGTGACTTGGATTAGCCTTGATGAGTTCCAAAAGGGAGACTTGTATGAGACTGACAGCCCAGACTGTGGTGGCGGCATAACCCAATACAGATGGGTTAATGTAAGTGGTCAATATACATGCGTTGGAACAACCAAGTATCAGAAGACCAAAAAGCAGCAAAGCACAGATGGAGGTCAGACATGGAGGGATGTTAACCCTCCAGAGTACAGCACTGGAGCTGTGATTGAATATAACTCTCAAGATTGTATTGGTGGTAATGTGAAACTCAGTATGACTTACAGCAATGGGCAAACATATTCAAAGAACTGTGACAGCAATTCAACTCTTACAAGTGGAGAGACAAGGCCAAATGGCTATGTTTATACAGCCATAACATCTGCTGTTATTGGTGATTGCGTCACAAGTATTGCTGATGGAAGTTGGGACAATAGGAGTGTATTTGACAACTGTACAAGCTTAACTAGTGTGACAATCGGAAACAACGTCACTGAGATTGGCTATAGTGCTTTCTATTACTGTACTAATCTTAAAAGTATAACCATTCCAAATAGTGTGATAACCATTGGTCTAGGAGCTTTCGCTGATTGTACTAGTTTAACAAGTGTCACCCTTGGAAACAGTGTTGAAAACATTGGCAATCAAGCATTCGCATATTGTCCAATTACGAGTATAACAATTCCTAATAGTGTTACGAGATTAGGTGATTATGCTTTCCAAGAAACCAATATTAGAAATGTGTACGTACCAAGTAGTGTTTCAAGTATGGGGGCTAATCCTTTCATTGGCTGTTTCAGTCTTACGAGTATAACCGTTGATAATTCAAATAGCGATTTTTCATCATTGGATGGTGTATTGTTCAACAAATCAAAGACAAGAGTGATAAGCTATCCAGCTGGTTTGAGTGGTTCATATACCATTCCAAATACTGTAACGACTATTGGAGGCAGTGCTTTCTATTGGTGTACTGGTCTTACAAGTGTCAACATTCAAGAAGGTGTGCAATATCTCTATATAGCTTGCTTTGGGCAATGTTATGGCCTAAGAAGTGTTACACTACCAAGTACTGTCACCTATATTGATGGTGCTTTTGGTAATTGTAGGAATCTTAGAACTGTAACTTGCCTTGCAACAACACCACCAACGTTAACTGAAGGTTCTATAGATGATGGTGTAGATTATATCTATGTACCAGCACAATCAGTTAACGCTTATAAGTCAGCAAGTGGTTGGAGCGATTACTCATCAAAAATTAGAGCAATTTCATAATCATGGGAAAATATACCAAATATAAATTATATCAAAAATACGAGACAAGGGGTAGTCAAGAGGCTATTCCTTGTTATCCAAATGTCTTCTCAATAGATGGTGATGGAACAATGCCATTGGTCATTGTCGAGGAGAATTCAAGGGATTGTGGATACACTGGTGAAACTCAGCCAATATACCGTTGGTACACATTGCCAATTGACACATATTACTACTGTGATGCTTGTCAAGATGCTCAATACAAGTGGGTTAATCTTCCAATATCCCAAGATTGGGAATGTGTTGGAACAACCAAGTATTACAAGCAGAAGAAACAAGTATCAGTGGATGGTGGAAGCACATGGACTGATGTAGAACCGCCACAGTATCAAAGGGGTGCTTTATATGAGCAGAATTCTTCTAGTTGTGGCTATAGAACAAGGACAACTACTGGCTCTCCATACTGTGAGGGCTATGACAAGTATGTTGATGTGTACAGTCAGTATTCTACAGATGGAGGAAACACATGGCAGACAACCGCAACCACACCAACGATGGTTGAGCATAACTCTGAGTACTGTGGATACATTGAGCCTCAGTACAGAACAACTAGTGGTGATACATATTGTAGTGGATATAACAAGTATGTACCAGTGTACAGTCAAGTATCATATGATGGAGGTATCACTTGGGAAACAACCGCAACAACAAATGTATTGCTTGAGCAATATTCAAGTGATTGCGGTTATGTGCCATTAACTAGATGGGTAGAGAGTGGTTGGACTTGTGTTGGATATGACAAATATGTTAACAACGTTCAACAAATTTCTTACGATGATGGTCAAACATGGCAAAACACATCAAACACATCAGCAAGCACATTGATTGAAAGTTATTCAACAGATTGTGGAGTCATGTATAGATGGACTGATAGTGATGTCACCGTTTGTAATGAAGCAAATAAGTATTATCTTGCATATAAGGAAATGTCGCTAGATAATGGCCAAACTTGGCAAGAAGTTGTTCCTAGAGAGACTAGTTTGGGCACTTTAATTGAAGCAACTTCTATGGATTGTTTCAAGTTCTATGCAACCTATAGAGACCCTAAAACTCGTTATAAAGATTGTGATGGTAGCTCTGCATTAACAAGAAGTGATACTTTCCAAGATGGGTATGTTGAAAACAGAATGACAACTGCAATTATTGGTAATTGCATCACAAGTATTGGCGCAAGTGCATTTACAGAATTCTCATCATTAACCACAGTGAATATTTCAAATAATGTGACAAGTATTGGTAATTATGCTTTCGAAGGTTGTTCTAATCTTACAAATTTGACACTACCAAGCAATTTATCAACAATTGGCAATGGTGCTTTCGCTTATTGTACCAAACTTACAAATGTTACTTTGGGTACTGGTGTTACAAGTATTGGTAATGACGCTTTTTTGGGTCATAGTTCGAGTTTACTCGAAATAACTTGTTTGGCTACGACACCACCAACATTAGGTAGTGATGCTTTCTGGAATTCATACAATTATTCAATATATGTTCCTTGTGACTCTATTCTTGCATATAAAACAGCTAGTGGTTGGAGTGATTATGCAAACGCTATTTATCCTATTCCAAACACATGTACAACTCAATACAGATGGATTGCTGATTGTTGGGAATGCCAAGGATATGATAAATGGAATAAGATTAAGCAACAAGTTTCCACAGATGGTGGTGAAACTTGGACAGATACTGGAGTTGTAAGTGCTACCACATTGGAAGAATCTAATTCATTTAACTGTGGATATGGTGCTCCAAATCCAACATCACATTACTATTATGCAGAGTACTCTGATGGGACAAGGTATGCTTATGACACCGATTGTGATAGGGTGTTAACAAGTGCTGAAGCAAATCCAAAATGTTATGACTCAACCAAAATGACATATGCTTATGTTGGTGGCTGTTATAATGAAATTGGTATGGGTGCTTTTTATGAAGATACGAGTCTATCAAGCGTAACAATTGACAGCATTAGGTACATTGGCAACTCTGCTTTCTACGGTTGTTCAAGCCTTACAAGTGTAACTATTAATGCTTATTCCATCAGTTGGGATGCTTTCAAAAACTGTACTAGCCTTCAATATATAGCAATAAAAACATCCACACCTCCTACATTGAATAGTTTTGGTGGTGTATTTGTCAACACAAATAACTGTCCAATCTATGTTCCAAGTGGAAGTGTAGAAACATATAAATCAGCAAGTGGATGGACTGGTTATGCTGATAGAATCCAAGCACCACCTAGTGTAACTGTTTATAGATGGGTAGAGAGTGGTTGGACTTGTGTTGGATATGACAAGTATGTTAACAACATACAACAAGTCTCATATGATAGTGGTTTCACTTGGGAAAATACATCTAATACTTCAGCTAGTACTCTAATAGAGACAAATTCTCAAGATTGCGGATACCTACCATCAAATGTTAAATACTATTTTGTGGCAAGTAATAGTATATATTCAGGAGCTTGTGATAGTGATACAACTCTAGCAAGTGGAAGAACTAGTTCTTATTCAGGAGTTACCTTACAAGCCTTTGTTGGTGAATGCGTAACATCGATAGGACAAGGTTGTTTTAGGAAATTTACTAGTCTTACGAAAGTTTCTATGCCAAATAGTATAACAAGTATTGGTAATGATGCTTTCAGTTCTTGTAGTGGTCTTACAAGTATAGATATTCCAAGTGGTGTCACAAGTATCGGTAATTATGCTTTCCAAGCTTGTCGTAGTCTTACAAGTATAGTTATACCAAGTGGTGTTACTAGTATCGGTAATAGTACTTTCAGTACTTGTAGTGGTCTTACAAGTATAGATATACCAAGTGGCGTTACAACTATTGGTGAATATGCTTTCTATGGTTGTAGAAGTCTTACAAGTATAGATATTCCAAGTGGTGTCACAAGCATTGGTACTAGTGCTTTCTCTAGATGCGATAGTGTTACAAGCATAAACATTCCAAGTGGTATCACAAGTATTAGTAGCTCTGTTTTCGGAGATTGTACAAGTCTTACAAGCGTAACAATTCCAGACAGTGTTACAAGTATTGGTGGTCAAGCTTTCTATAATTGTAGAAGCCTTACAAGTATAGACATCCCAAGTGGTGTTACAAGTATTGGATATAGTGCTTTCTTTTATTGTACAAGTCTTACAAGTGTAACAATTCCAGACAGTGTTACAAGTATTGGTAATAGTGCTTTCAATTGGTGCAGTGGTCTTACAAGTATAAGAGTCAATTCATCAACACCTCCAACATTGAGTAGTAGTGTTTTTAATAACACAAATAACTGCCCAATCTACGTTCCAGCAGCAAGTGTTGAAACATATAAGTCAGCAAGTGGTTGGAGTTCGTATGCAAGTAGAATACAAGCAATACCTTAAATTAAAAAATGGAGGCTTTTAAAGGTCTCCATTTTTCATGTTTATTCAAAAATACGTATTTTATGAGCAATATAATTGATTCAATAAAACTTAGCGGTACGACCTATCAGATTCAAGGAACTGGTGGCGAAGGAACTGTATCTGCACTTACTGAAACCAACCCAACCCTTATTACTAGTGGTTACTATACAGCAACTACCATAGATACAATCTATATCAAAGTTAAGGATGGCGTTACTACAACATATAATATCACTAATGCTTTGGGATGTTATACAAGTGATGATAAACAACTTACCATTAGGGTTGGTACAAACGGAAGTGGGATAACAAGTGTTGCTTCATCATCTGCTTACACATCTACAATATCAGATGGTATTGCAAAAATAGAGTTTGTAAGCCCATTGACACTTAAGCGAGTTTTAAGTTCCTTTGAAAGTTTTACTCCTTACTATTTCCCACAAACTCCATATACTAGTGGAAGCACATCAGAGGTTGTTGAGGGTGCTGTATATGATTCATTGAGGGATTTGTCATTGGAGGTGCTTGATAAAGATTCAATTGTTACTGTGAAACAAGAATTACAAGGTAATACTCTTAATTTAAACTTACAAACAGATAAACACCTTTATTATTTTACCACTAATCTTGCTTCTCCAACAATCAATCTAAAAGGAAAAAGGCTTAACACACAGTTCTCATCATCAACCGTATCACAGTCTGTCCTAAATCTTGGTACTTCTAACTATTGTACTGTTCAAGATAGTGGAAAAACTCTTGATGATTTGACATTAACTTTCAACCCTTCATATACTGGAGGTTCAACAAGTACAGTGTTTTCTGTGTATCTAAGACCTAGTGGCGGTGGTTCAAGTGTAACTTTGTCATTCACATATGACATATCGAATAATTCTATAACTTGGAACACTACTGGTTGGGATACATATTTGAGTGTTGTAGATACATTGTCAACAGATTATAAGCTTAAGATTGTTGCAAATACTGGATATAAGATTATCTCCCTTTATAATAATCTTTGCTCAATAGCTGGTGTTGATACGCTTAACAAAGACTATTATCTTGTAACTCTTGTAACGACCACTTCAAACGTACATGATGGCCAAGAGGTTATAGATGACCTATATGCTAACAAACAGGATAAGCTATCTGCTGGAACTGGTATTAACATTACCGATAACGTTATTTCTGCAACTGGAGGTGGTGGTGGAAACCCTACAGTAGAGCTTACTCAAGCACAATATGATGCGTTGGTTACAGCTGGAACAGTACAAGCTGATACCTATTATATCATCACTGATGCACAAGCTGGTGACTTAACAAACTATTATACCAAGAGTGAAACCAATACATTGCTTAATGGCAAACAAGCAACACTTGTCAGTGGAACAAATATCAAGACCATTAATAATGAATCATTACTTGGTAGTGGAAATATTGATATTCAAGGCGGTTCAACATATACAGCTGGTAGAGGTATTTCAATAGCAAATGATACAATATCATTTAACCTTCCAATATCAGCTGGAACTGGAAGTAATAGCATTGTTGAAGGAAATACTAACAATAGAGCAAATGGCGAGGCAGCTCATGCAGAAGGATATAGTACAACAGCATACACATATGCTCATGCTGAAGGAAATCATACAAAAGCAAGTGGTTGGAGTTCTCATGCTGAAGGAAGTTATACAACGGCAAATGGTGTTAATTCTCATACTGAAGGAAGATATACAATAGCAAATAATTTTTCAGAACATGCAAGTGGACAATATAACAACTCAGTTTCAGCATCCACAACCTTTGGCGATAGTGGTAATACATTATTCTCTGTAGGTAATGGTACAGCAGATAATGCAAGGCATAATGCATTTGAGATTAGACAGAATGGTGATATATATTATTTTGATGGTACAAATGATGTGAAGCTTCAAGACAAGTTCAGTTCATTGGATTCAACCATTGGGGACATAAATACAATTTTAGAAAGCATATAAGACATGAGTACAATTGCACAAAATCTAGCTAGAATACAATCAGCAAAGGCTGATATTAAGACAGCGATAGAGGCGAAGGGGGTAACAGTACCCTCTTCTGCCACAATTGATACATATGATGATTATGTATCTCAAATAAGTGGTGGAGGTGGTGGCGTACCAATGCCATCAAATTTAAGTAGTGCATCGTTTAATGAGAATGGTATTATACAGTCTTTGACATTTACTGCATCAACAGTTCCTAACGATGTTTATAAAAACAACACTATATTATCAAGTGTAACTTTATCAAGTGGTGTTACAAGTATTGGTGATTATGCTTTCAATGGTTGTACTGGTCTTACAAGTATAGATATACCAAGTGGTGTTACAAGTATTGGTGATTATGCATTTCAAAATTGTAAAATTATTGGCGATTTAATAATTCCTAGTACTTGCACATATATTGGTGTTAATGCTTTTAGTAACAATACTAGTATTACAACAATAACACTTGAAGGTATTACTCCATTGGTTTTGGGGGGGAATACTTCATTTCCTAGCGAAAGACAAATATATGTACCTTGTGAAAGTGTACATACATACAGAACTTCATCTTTTGCTTGGGCACAATATGCACATTTCATAGATTCAAATCCAAGTGATACACCTTGCACTTATGATACTTATAAAGTAAGGTTGTATAATAATAGTGGAGGGTTAATAACAGAGATTTCTAGGTCAAAAACATCTACTGGTGGTAATTTAACATCTGCTGAAACGTCTTCATATGCATCTGCAACATATAATATAGACTTTGGTGATGCATTTTGTAGAATATATGATGGCGCTTTTAAAGGATTTACTCATATCAGTGGAGATGTGACAGTTCCTGATAATGTTATAATGATTAATTCAAATGCTTTCAGTGGTTGTTCAAGTATTCAAACAATAACCATTGGTAAAAATGTGTATTCTATGTATAGAAATACATTTGCTAATTGTACTTCATTACAAAGTATAACTATAACTAAAACAAGTAATATAGTATCATTGTATGGTAGTGGTACTGCTTTCCAAAATACTAATAATTGCCCAATCTATGTTCCTGCTGATTTAGTAAATACTTATAAATCTGCTAGTGGATGGAGTACAGTTGCTTCAAGAATACAAGCAATACCAAATAGTTAATAGATTATGATTAAATACAATAATTCAAATATAAACGATTGGAACTTTGGTGAGGACAACATCATCAAGGTCTATAGGAATAATGCTGTTTGTTATTACAAGGTAACAAGTGGTGATACTCCAACACCAGTTCAAGAACCTTGTTTCGCTGTTGTTGACAACATATCACAATATTCAGAAACAGAGTTTGAGGATGTGTTCAACCTTGCTGATGAGAAATGGTATAAGCTCAACAACCTTAACCAATATGAGCAGTATGGTATATATGGCAGTGGTAGAACCATTACCACATATGATGGCAAACTTACAGTTGATGAAGAAGCATCACCATCAAGGCTTCCAGATGGATATACAGAAGTGGAATATATTGAGAATACGTCAACGTCATATATTGACACTGGTGCTTACATTGATACAGCTAATTTTGAAATTGGATATACAATAGGGAATAAGCAACAATTGTTTGGTTATTGTCACCAATCTTGTGGCTCATGTACTTGGTTGGGCGTAGAACAAAGTGCACTCATGTTCTGGGGTAAGAATAATAATAGTGCAAACATATCATCATATTTAACATCTAGCGAAAATACCATTACATTCACACAAAGTGGGGCAACTGTCAATGGCACTAGTATTTCAAAAACTCTTAGTATTGGAAGTGATAACATAAGTAATGTTTCATTACTAATTTTTGCAAGGTATGACTTTAAAAATAACATTATAGAGCACAGAACTGATTCATATATGCAACTAAAGAGTTTCTATCTAAAAAATAATGGAACATTAGTTAGAGACTTTGTACCATGCAAAAGGGACAGTGATAACAAGTATGGAATGTATGACATTGTAAACGATGTATTCTATGTTTCTCCGAATAACGTTGATTTCAGTGGTGGAGAACCTGTCATACAACCAACAAAAACATATGAATATATCTACAGTGGTGGTTCATGGGTAAGCGTAGGTGAGGTAAGTGGAGGCACTATACCAGATAATTATGTGATTCCATTTGAGGATTCAAATGTCAAGGCAATATGCGTAAACAATTGGGGTGGTAATGTTGTAGCTGGTGAGCTTACTTATGGTGAAGCGAAGCAAGTCACTGATATTGGTACTGTGTTTGCAAACAACACTAATATCACATCATTCAATGAATTGGCATATTTTCATGGTTTGACAACGTTGAGCCAAGGACATTTCGCTGGTTGTTCAAACCTTAAGGATATTGTTATACCAAGCAATGTCACATCACTTGGTAGGTTGCAGTCTTCTGGGTCAAATATCATATTCAGAGGCTGTGGTAATTTGAGCGGTTTTACAATGCTTAGTGGGGATTCTTCTTTGTATATTGCCATTAATGCTGAGAACGGTTCATACTACATGAATTCGTCACACTCATCAACTCCAATGATATTCCCAGATAGACCAATGGAAATGAAAAGTGATGCTTTTGCATTTTACGATTACTGTAACAAGGCTTATTTCCAATCTGCCACACCACCAACCAACCTTGCTAATTCAGATATTAACAACTACAGTAAGTTACAGTATGTATACTGTCCAGTAGGTTCATTATCTGCATATCAAACAGCACTAGCTGGAAAGAACAAGACAATTCAAGAATATGATTTTGAAACTGACAGTCTTGGATTGCTCGACAAACAAAAGGAATGGATTGATAAGACAAGTTATGTAGTTGTATATCCGATGTACTATAGTCCAATACAAGACCCACCAAATAACCTTGTTTTCTCTTCAATGACTGAAGCTGAATCATATGAATGTCCTTGGGTTGGTATGAAAGCAAAAATAGATGGTGATAATTATGTGTTCAGTGGTGATTCTCAGAGTGGCTATGAATGGGTTTATAATCCATCAAGATTGCCACAAGGATATACAGAGGTAGAATATGTCGAAAACCAAAACCGTTCTTATTTGAATACTCAGTTCAAAGCAAACCAAGATACAAGAATTGTCGCAAAGATGCAATGTGTAACATCATCACAATATGGAAGGTATATTGGTGCTGGAGCATATAGTTCAAAAAATGCTATGCAATTCGACTACGAGAGCAATTATAATGGAACATTGCATGTCTCTTGGGGTGCTCAAAGCAGTTGGTCTACTTATTCGTCTTGTGTTGGTGATTATAATGTACATATATATGACTGGGATAAAAACTATTTCTACAGGGATAAAGGTGAGCCAAATGAATTCTCAGCCACAACAACATATGGCACTTTCCAATGTACGGATAATTTAGGAATATTCACATTCATACAAAATGGTAATCCATCAGCTCAGTATAGTACAGAATATCTTTTTGGTAGAATGTATTCGTTCCAAATATATGACAACGGAACGTTAGTAAGAGACCTTGTGCCTTGCATAAGAGATAATGATAACACTGTTGGGGCATATGACATTGTAAATGATGTGTTCTATTATCCTCCAAACTATAGTTCATATCCATTGGTAGCTGGACCAGAAATCAATTAATTAAAATGGGGTAGATAAAAATCTATCCCATTTTTTTTCATGTTTATTTAAAATATTATAATATATGGGATGTAACTGTGAACCAAAGAAATACAGTGTCTCAATGGGCTGCTGCCAACCAGTTTTAGGCCCAATTGAAGCATACTATACCAAGTATCAAATCGATAAGATGCTTGAGGAAATTGAGAGTGGCATAACAAGCGGATGCTGCATTACCCCAGAGGAAGTGGATGAGAAGATTGATGAGGCCATAAGTGGTATATCCCCAGACCTTTCAGACTATTACACCAAGGAGGAAGTTGATGAATTGATTCCAGAAGTTCCTTCATTGAGTGGATATGCAACTGAGCAATGGGTGTTAGATAAACACTACATAAGCGGAGTGGATTTATCAGATTATGCCCTTAAATCAGAGATACCTACAGTTCCAACGTCAAATACCGCATTTACCAATGATGCTGGTTATTTAACAGAACATCAGCATTTGAAGACCATCAATGGACAATCACTTGTTGGTGATGGAGACATTGAAATAACTACTGGAGGTACGATAGACCTATCCAACTATTATACAACCGCACAGACCGTTAATTTGGTTGAGAGTGCTGTTACAAGGGTAGAAGGTGAAATACCAACAGTCCCTACAAGCAATACAGCTTTCACCAACGATGCTGGTTATCTTACAGAACATCAGTCTCTAAGTGGATATGCAACAGAACAGTGGGTACTTGATAAACATTATATCACTGGAGTTGACCTTTCTGACTATGCTTTGAAGAGTGAGATACCAACTGTGCCAACGAGTAATACTGCTTTTACCAATGATGCTGGTTATTTAACTGAACATCAGAGTTTGACAGCTTATTCAACAACAAATGAGGTTAATACATTGATTAACCAGAGTGTTAGTGGTAAGCAAGATACTTTATCAGCTGGTACTAATATAACAATTGTTGATAACGTTATATCTGCAACTGGTGGTGGTGGAACTTCCTACACACCTAGTAGTGGTATTAGTATCACAAACAATGAGATTTCAACAAGAATTGGCAATGGGCTTAGATACACACAAGATGGTACTTTGGAAGTAAATTCAACAAACGCTATTGCAAGTGGCAATACTCAAGTACCACTTAGCTACGTTGTTTACAATTACATAAAGAATAATTGTATGATGAAAGCCCAGATTTGGTGTGGCACACAAGCTGAATATAATGCCATAGGAACTAAAGATAACAATGTAATATATTTGATACATGCCTAAGATAGTAGCTTGCTTAAAGGATATTAACAAAATATACTATAGTGGTTATACCATCACAAAGGTTTATGCTTGTGGTGGCGAATTGGTATTTGACAGTGGAAGCAGTTTCTTAGTTCATAACAGATATAACAGTGGTGGTACAATCACAAGGTTAGATTTGGGATGTGAATATGGCTCTCAAATTGATTGTGACTATATCAAACCATATTCAACAAATCCTTGCCATGAGGAAGGTGATGTCCATATCATTGACTCTGTTATGGGAGGCTGCGCAATTGATATTGACGGTAGTGCATATAGAGATTGCCCTTATCTCACTGCTGTTACGTTTGGAAACAATGTAGAAACAGTAGGCTATCAATCATTTGCTGGTTGTACAAGTCTGTCAAGTGTGACAATGCCAGACAGTGTAACAAGTATTGATGGTGCTGCATTCAGTGGTTGTACAAACCTTACTGGTGTCACAATAGGTAGCGGTATCACAAGCATTGGCAGTCAAGCATTCAAAAGCTGTAAAAGACTTGGTGCTATTATGGTTGGAAAAGGAATTACAATCAAGGCAACAACACCACCAACAATTTACTCAGATACATTTTCAGACACTGGTACATATTTCAAAATCTATGTTCCTTCAGCAAGTGTGGAGGAATATAAATCAGCTTGGCCGAGCTATGCCGACAAAATCCAAGCAATAACCTAATAATTCATGTTTAACAAAAGTACTTTTGAAAAATGATTGACAATTATAATGAGGTAATGGAACAGTGGTCTTCTCCTTCAGTAGGTTCTTGCACCAATATGATGACAATAGAACCAGATGAGGAAATGAGGAAGTGGTGTGTCCAAAAGACAGTCACAATCTTGGCCAACAGCGACTATTACTATACTAAGGAAGAGGTTGACCATCTGCTTGAAATGGTGACAGCAAGCGGTGTGACAAAGCAAGAGGCTGAGGCAATGATTGCTGTTGCAATCCAAGACAAGGCTGACAAGTCAGACCTTAATGCTTTGTCAGCTCAAGTTGCAAGCAATACCGAGAGGATATTGAACACCTACACCAAGCCAGAGGTCAATTCGCTTCTTGCTTCATATTATACGAAGATACAGACAAACAATATGTTTGCGAACTATTCAAAGGTTCAAGACACAACACTAATACTAAACCAAGAAAATATATAACGTTATATGGCAATATTAGATAAAATTAGACTTAGCGGAACTACCTATGATATTATAGATGCTACCGCAATACATTCACTGGATGGATATTACACCACTGGTGAAACAAATGCAGCAATCACAGCAGCTACAAATGCTCTTGCAGAGTCCATCGCAGAGCAAGGCTATCAGACTTCTGGAGACGTTCAGAATGCGATTACAGCAGCTACAAACCCAATCAACAATGCACTGACAGCACATACAGCAAACACAGACATCCATGTCACAGTTGCTGACAAGACCGCATGGAATGCAAAGCTTGATGAAGGTGACGTTGCTGGGCTTTTCGGAAACGTACTCTATGATTCAACGACTCAGAGAATCAACTTCTACCATGAGTCAACTGGAGGCACAGTCCTTGCATACATTGATGCATCAGACTTCGTTAAGGATGCCTTCTTGGACAGCGTTGTGGTTGAGAATAGAACTATAGAAGGAGAGTCAGTTCCTTGTCTTGTGTTCACTTGGAACACTGATGCTGGAAAGTCTGAGACTGTCATCCCTATCGGTGGTGTATTCGACCCAACCAATTACTACACCAAGAGCGAAGTTGACAATATCGTAACCGCTATCACAGAAGACATTGAGGAGGCTACAAGCGGAAAGGCTGATACAACTGCTGTAACACAAGTAAACAACGCATTGACAGCCCATACAACCAACTCTGACATCCATGTTACCACAAGCGACAAGAGCACTTGGAACGGAAAGCAGGATGCGTTGGTAAGCGGCACAAACATAAAGACCGTCAACGGAAATTCATTGCTTGGTAGCGGTGACATTACGGTGCAGACACTTCCAACAGTACAAGGCACTACATTGGTATTCTCTTAAATTTTGTCATAATTTTAATTTATTAAACTGAGGTTGGGGATTTAGGTCTCCAATCTCTTTTTTATGCCCCAATAATTCATGTTTATTCAAAATTATAATAATCTATCACTAATCTATTATAAATTATGAGTAGACCAGTAGGAAGTAAGAATAAACCAAAGATTACAAAATCAAGTGGTGTATTCTTGACAAATCTTGAAAAACAAATTGAAGGTTCAGCAGTCACAAGGAAAAGTGCCTTGGGATGGGTTAATTGGGGTATAAAGAACAACTACCCAAACCTTCTTCTAGACCTTTACAACCAATCACCAACACACCGTTCAGCATGCAACTTCGCTGTACAGTCAATTCTTGGAAACGGTGTGGATTATGACGCAATGAAGGTTAACGGTGATGAGGTTGTACCAAACTATGCCCAGACTTGGGATGAGATAATCAAGTCATTGGCTATGGATTACATTATCTATGGCAGCTATGCTCTCCAGATTATTATGAACAAGGATGGAAAGACATTCTCATTCTGGCATATGCCACTCGATAAGGTACGTTGGTCAGAGTATGATGAGGATGGACAGATTACATCATATTGGATATGTAATGATTGGACTGCAACTGGACAGAACCCTCCTTTCTCAATAGATGCATTCGACATGAGGGATGACTTCAAGATTGAGAAGGGAAAGCCATATCTTTATGTTTACAGAGCATATTCACCAACTATGGTATATTACACCCAGCCTCACTATGCAGCTGGTATTAAGGCAATACAAGCCGAAATAGAGTATGTAAACTATGACCTCAAGAATATTGTCAACGGCTTCACTCCAAGCGGTGTATTAACCCTTCCAGAGGTTGAGACTGACGAGGAAAGACAAGCAATCATTGCGAACATCACCAGAATGTTCCAAGGAAGCGAGAATGCCAATTCTGTGATGATTACCTTCAGGAACAACATAGAGGATAAAGGAGTCGAATATGTGCCATTTGCAAAGAACCAAGGTTCATTTAACTTCTATGCTGATGCAAACCAAAGAACCATCAACAGAATCCTTGAGGCGCATCAGATTCCAAACGCAGCATTGGTTGGACACCCAGACATAAGCAACAGTGGATTTGCTTCAGAGGCTGACAAGCTTGAGTTGTCATATCAGCTTTATAACAAGTTGACTGGTAACTATAACCGTATGGCAGTTATCCGTACACTTAACCAAATGTTGAAGATGAATGGCATTGAGACTGAGATTGTAATGAAGCCTCTTAACTTCATGGATTTTGGTGATGATGCCAATGTCAAGGAGAGAACACAGTCAACAGAGGTTGAAGAGAAAGAGACAGATGAAAATAATGTAGAAGAGCAAGCAACAAAATAATGAGCGTATCAAATTACACACCAGACAAGGGATATAAGTATTCAAAACTTAGGAATGTGCTATACCTTGTGGATGCAACTCATACAAAGGACATCCACATTGATAATGGTGTGGCCTATATTGACAACCTTTCCCAGACTCCACTGAAGCTTGAGGGTTTCAATATAACATTCAAGGAGGAAGAATCCCTTGATGAAAGATACAAGTTCCAAAAGACAGTGACCATATCTCTAAGGGGATATGCTAACATTGATGACCTTGGTGAGAGATACTATTGCATAGTAGAGACAACGGACGGTACCAGATATATGGTGAACGTTGATTTCCCTTCAAGGATTACCCATACGTTTAACCTATCAGATGAGACAAATCAAACTGACTTCACATTCTCATCATATTCAAACTATCCTACATTAAGACTTGATGCTACAATACCAAATGCGCAAGCTGTGACTTGTGTTGGATACCAGAATGGAGGTCTTATAGGGTTGAAGATGATTAACAAGGACTATGTGGCAATTTCAACACATTCGAACAAGATAACCACATATGGCGATACCTTCAAGACCATTGATTATCTTGGCAAGACTTGTTCATTCCAAGAGGTATTCGATGGTGAGAAATATACGGATACAATCACATTTGATATTGCACTTGATGATTACCAGACATCTTGGCACTACAACTTGCTTGAGTTCATGCAGAATCTATATGCTGCAATCATATCTGTAAGGAACAGCAATTACAAGTATTACAGTGGCTTTAATTACGGTTTACAGCCACAAGTAAGCATCGATGTGGCATCAACTGACAGTGGCAATAACTCAATCCGTATAACGCTCACAGAAGCCTCTGTAAGGGGTCTTATAGCATCTGACAGCATAGTAATAGAAGAGTCATCAGACAAGACTTGGGTGTATATAAAGACCTACCAAGGGCATGACCTATGGGAATGTATAGGACAAGGACAAGCAAGGTATCTCGTTAAACAAGAAATTGACTCTCTTGGCAATCCAACTGGACGTTATATGTGCCTTGAGGGTTATACTAGCAATTTCCCATATCTTAACATAGTTGGAACTTTCAATACAACTGAGAACTTCTATGAGGCAAGTTGTGGAGGTGATGATTGCCAGTTATCGCATGGAGTGCCGAATACAATTTATTTCGATGCAATCACTTGTCACACATATTCTTTGTCATCATCTTGTGACTGGAACATTTCTGAGGCATTGCCAAACATCACAGTATCACCTTCAAGCGGTAATGGAGGTCAAAGGTACTACGTTCAAGTATGCAATACCCAAGAGCCAACTGATACAGCACTTGTCGGAACATTCGACATCAATTATGGCGGCAATAAAAGGGTTATAACAACAATTGTACAGAATGATGAGGGTTTCTTGAGACCTAATAGGGTTTATATAACTTGTAATCCTCAGACTGTTCAATTTGCATATGACCCAAATTGTCCAATTACCATTACGTCAATTGACCCACAGCTTACATATACTCTTGATGCTGGTACATTGACCGTAAATGTGCCAAGATACACTTTGACTTCAGCAGAGAAGACTTGGAGCATTGTTGCAAAGGACTGTAACAACAAAACCCAGACTGTATACATAATCCAAGACAAGGTTTATGAAAGATGGGTTGCAACGCAGCAGTACATGTGTGTTGGAGGTAATTCTTATGTTCAAGAGGTACGATACACTGGTGCAACACCAACCACCATTGACAATATTGTATGGCCATTGGAATACAGAGCTGGAGATTTGATTCAGAGTGGAGACCCAAGATGTAATAAGGTCATTACCAAGTATGAATGGCTTGGAAACTACTATTGTGTCAATGGAGACAAGATAAAGGCTCTAGAGCAACGTAGAAGCACTGATGGTGGCTTAACTTGGGAGAAGACTGGTCTTACAATGCTTGGTGAGACAGTTGAGACAGCATCCACTTGGTGTAATACAGAAGCAACATACTCATGGATTCTTACAGATAGGACACAGTGCGGAGAGGATGAGATTCTTAACTATACATTTGAGTACTGCAATGGTCAGAAGTTTGCATTCCAAGATGTTCCTTCAAGTGGTGGTACATATAATTTCTGCTTAAGGTCGTTGGTCAACGGAAATAATGCTGAATGGAGCGTTGCTACAGCTTGTTCTTATGTTCATATAACAGCTACCACAAGTGGATATTCTGTAACTGTAGATGAGAATACAGACCCAGACAATGATAGGGAATGCTACATTGTATTGCGTCAGAGTGGAAGCGGTAATAGAGTAACATTGAATGCCATTCAGCAAGCTGGTGAATTGAACTGTGAAACACTGATTAATGACTGCTGTGGAAGGGGAAACAACCCAGATTATGACGTACAGCTTGGTTCAGCCAAGAACAGTGTTGTAAGTAAAGCCATTAAGGGTGGATGTACAATTACAAGGACATCATCACTTCCATATTGGTTGAATGTATCAGTTACTTCTAGTAATGTAATATACACCACAACAGACATCTGTACTGGTGCTTCAAGGTATTATACTGTTGAATTTGAGAAGACAACTGGTCCAACTGCCTACTGTGAAACTGCTTCAGTGCTTGTAAAACAGCTTGGAGGTGGTGTACCATCAACAGCAGTATTTACATGGACAGACGGTACAGTATATAAGGATACAAACCCTTCAGCAGACGCTGGAAGTGAGACCTTCTCACTAGTATCAACCATTGATGGTGTTTCAACTGGTTATACCGCATCTTACAATTGTGATTGGATTTCAGTTGATGCTAGTCAGAATTCATCGTTCACCGTAAGTTGGCAGCAGAACACAAGTGAATCTTCAAAGACTTGTCGTATAACTCTTACACAGCAAGGTTCAAGCAAGACAATTACATTGGTTGTTAACCAATCAGCTGGAGAACAAGGCGAAACCTATTTCCGTTGGGGTGATGACCAACATATGTATGAGTACAGTGCTACTACAACATATAACGGCACTCTAGGTCTTGTACCATTTGCTTCAAAGGTTAATGGAGTTGATACCAATGCAGTTCTTAGTTCAAACGTATCTTGGATTCAGACCTATAACCAACTTTATTACAACTACAATGAAGTTAAACCAAGTAGGAATGAAACAATCTACCTTGATACCAACTACACTGAACAGCCAAGAACTGGTACCCTTACCCTAACTCAAAAGGGAACTGGAGACCAAATCAAGGTTTACATAACTCAAGCTGCTTATGTTGCTGACTGCACATTAACGTCATTCAACATTGCAGATGAGGTATGCATTGGTCAAGGTCTTAACTACACCTTTACAGTCGCTGATACAAGATGTTCAAGGACAACTAATTTCTACTTGTTCCAAGGAACTAACACCATTACAAGTACTGCAACACCAAGTGGGGGAATTGGAAGCGGTGTTTTCCAAACTAGCACACTAACAGCTGGTACTGCAAGCGCAACTTGTGTTGTCAATGGAGCGCAAATGACATATGAGGTAAACGTTATACAATGTTCAAATCCTTATATAGACTTCACATTCTTAAACAAAGAAGATGAAGTAATAGATGTCATGAAAGTCCAAATGCTATTTACAGATGAAAGTGCATATTCTTGGAATGAAATAAACGAAGAGGTAGAGGAACAAGGCTCTGAGGTTGTAAGATTGTGGATTCCATTGTCATACGTTGGCAAGACTGTACAACTTATAAACATTAGTGGTACTATTGGAGAAGGTACAACTACTTGGATTCTAAATGTGCAAAACAGTGGATTGACTACAATTCAGCAAACTAATAGTGTTACAATTGAAATAAAAGTGCAAGGGTGATAACATACCCTTGCATTTCATGTTTAACAAAAAGTAAAAAAATGATTATCAACGAAACTTATTTCAAAAAGTATTCACCTATACCATTGAACTACAATATGACTGAGGTGAAGAACTATATTCCAGTTGCAGAGAAGATTTGGGTCAAGCCTTTGATTGGTCTTCCACTCTTTGATGAGATAGAATGTCAGATTAAGGAGAACAACGTATCTGAGGAAAATGCAACACTCCTTACCGAAGGTGGATTATGGCAGTATTTGGCATTTGCAACCGTCTATGAGGCACTTCCAATGATATGGAGTCATATATCAGAGGTTGGTGTCACAAAGGGCAAGAGCGACAACAGCGACTCACTAGACCTCAAGGATATGACTTGGGTCACACAACACCTAAGAAACCAAGTGGAGGTGCTTAAGGAACAGTTGAAGAAATGGATATGCGAACACTATCTCTACTATCCATTGGCTGATGTATGCGCTTGCAACTGTAGCTGTTGCTGCAATAACAATCCACAATTGGCGAAACCAAATCCAGATTATAAAGTGTATAAACCTTACAAAAGGAACACTACCCTAAGATAAGTAAATTGTAAGACAAATGAGCAAAATAGCATTATGCGCAATAGGTAGAAGGGAAAACCTATATGCAAGGGAATTCGTTGACCATTATAAGAACCTAGGATTTGATAATATCTTCATTCTGGACAATAATCATGATGGAGAGGAACATTTCGAGGAAGTTTTGGAGGATGATGTAAACCGAGGTTTCGTTAAAATCATCGACATAAGGAATGAAACCAACTGTCAGATGAAGGAATATACCAAGATGTATGCCGAATATGGAAAGGAATATGACTGGATTGCCTTCTTTGACTTTGATGAATTTCTAATCCTACCACATTTCAATGACATCCATGACTACCTTGACAAGTTCCCAACGGATTGTCAGTGTGTACTTATCAACTGGCTCTGCATGACAGACAACAACCTTGTCCATTACGATGACAGACCATTGATGCAGAGATTCACAGTGCCAATGCCATTGGACAGATGTGTTCAGTACAACTTTCCAGACAATTGCCATGTGAAATCCATCATAAGGGGAAAATTGGACAACGTAAGGTTTGGTGGAAACCCACATACAACGGACACTGCGCTTCAAGCATACAATGCAAGTGGGGTCAAGACTGAGAACAGACCTTGGCAACCGATGGACTATAGAATTGCTTTCCTTAAGCATTTCACAACCAAGACCATTGAAGAATGGATGACAAGGAAAATGCAAGTGGGAACTCCAGACAGAAATCCAAACTCATTTTTACCCTTCTATAAGGATAGGTTTTTCAAGATTAATGAAATGACACAACCCAAACTTGACTATCTGAAGTCCATAGGAGCTATTTTAAAGCCTTCTGAGCCACAAACGGCTTAAAGGTGGGCAACTATAAGCCCTAAGAGATTTAAACGTCTCCTAGGGCTTTATTTTGCCTTACACATGTGCGCATGCGTAAAGAAAAGAAACATAGTAAGAAAAGAAAAACCCCAACTATCTTCACAGACCGTTGGAGCAAAAGAGTTAATTTCTAATTTTAAAACATGATAAAAGAATTCATTTGAAAAATCCAACAGCACCATCCATCACAGACATCTGTTGGTTTAAGTTTAATTTTTTTTTTATGAAAATGAAATTCTCAAAACGAAATTTTGTCTTAGTCTTTATCTAGTTGCTGAAGAATGTCGTTGAAGTGAATATTTGCGGCAACATCTGCACTCTCACCACCAAAATCTTCAGC